ATTCGCCCGCTCCATCGGTCGCGACGGTCAGCCCCGTGTAGAACCCCATCGCGGTCATCGCTGCAATCAGTGCGCCGCTCATATTTAGGTGAGCCCCGCGCCGGAGATGATCCAAATATCCGAGCCCATCTTCATGAGCGTGGCGATACCGCCATTTGCCAATGTGCGGGTGCCCGACGTGCCGAAGCCTGTACCGGCAAGGTATATCGTGACGCCAGCGCCCTGCGCGATCGTGGATTTCGTTCCGCCGACATTGTTGGCAAGGATTGGGATAGTCGTCCCGATCGGGAACGCGACCGAGCTATTCGGAGGCACCGTGATCGCCTGATCGCCGCTGCTATTGAGTGAGTGGATGTATTTGCCTGCATCGCTGAGCACGAGCGTGTATGTGCTCCCTGTCTGAACGTTCTGCGGCAGGCCCTTGTATCCAACTTCCGCCGCGCTCAGGTTCGCCGTCGTGACAGTCCCGGTTGCGCTCAGCGACAGGAACGGAGCTGAGCCGCCGCCCGTACCACACATCGAAATGCCGCCACCTTCTGCACGTAAACAGAGATCGCCTGCGCCGGAGCCTGTGATCAACTCGGAAGTGCCGATGTAGCCGTACACTGAGCTGTTACGCGAAAGTCGGGTGTAGGCCGGAGTTGTGCCCGTCGCAGTGATCGAGAAAACGGCAGTAGATTTCGAGATCGTCTGGTCCGCGGTAAACGTGTTCGCAGCATTCAACAGCGGGACGTTAGTGCTGAGCACGCCGTCGGGCAGCGTGTTTGAGCCTGTGATGTTCGCGGCCGTGAGCGAGGTCAGAGCCGAGCCGTTGAGTGCCGGCAGTGTCGCCGGGAACCGCGCATCGGGCACAGTGCCGCTCGCGAGGCTCGACGCATTCAACGACGTCAGCGACGCACCCGAGCCCGAGAACGTGCCCGCCGTAAGCGTCCCGCTGATCGTGGGCGCCGTGTCGAGCACGAGGTTGCCCGTGCCGGTCACGCCGGTCACGCCGTCGAGCAACGACAACTCAGTGTGATCGGCGCTGATCGCGCCCGCGACGTTCGGAAACGACCCCTTAAGCGCCGCTTTAATTAGCCGCAAATGATCGTCCGCGGTCGACTTGTGGTCTGTCGCGCCAACGGGGTTCGTTTGCACGAGGCCCGAAATGTAGCCGTCGCCAGTCTCTAGCGGCATGGTCAGTAACCCGAGGAAGTACGTTTGTGGCCGAAGTTGTAGGCGCCCTGCACGCTTGCGCCGCCGATCTTCCGCCCGTGCTGTTGGTTGAGCTTTTCCACGGCGTCGTCGAAGCGCCCGCGAGCACGGTCGGCCAACTCGGTGTCTTGCGTGTGCTCGTAGAGCGCGGACAGCGCGCCGTCGATATAGATGGCCTCGTGCAGCTCCAACAGCTCGTTGGTATCGCTATCCCCGCTCAGCTCGTCGGGCCACCCGAAGTACAACAAGTCGATTTCGGCGCCCGTACCCGGCACGCCGCGGAACTCGATTTGGTTCCCGAGGATCGCGTAGCGCACGACGTCCGCCGATGCGGACAGCGCCTTGATGGCGGTCGGGCCGACGTTCTCTAGGGACGGCACGGTGTCGGTAGACAGGTTGCGCACTTCGAGCAGCGTTGACGGCAGGTTGTACAGCCCGTCGGCGACGCGGTCGGAGTCGTCAAGCGTGGTGCGCAGCTCGTACGCGCGCAGCTCGCGGCGGATCATTCCTTCCGCCTCGCGGATGAACCCGACAACTTCGGTCGTCAGGTCGGAGCGGTGAGCTTTGGACAGCACCGCCGATTTGAGCGTGCTGTACGTGAGGCTCACGGCTTCTTAGCTAACAGCGCGTCGAGCTGTGCTTTCAGGTCGGCGTAACTCTTTTCGAGCTGCGCGATTTCGGCGTGCACCGCGGGGTCGTTCGCCAACGCACGAAGGCGCGCGACAGACTTCGCAATGGTGGTCACGGTTGCGACGATCGTTTCGATTTCGGATAGGTTCATTGGGTCACCGTTTGCGCAGCATCCGGTAGAGCGTCACGCACGCGATCACGAGACCGAGCGCCGCTGACGCGCAACCGAGCACCGCATTGATCTGACTGAGCGGGAAAGAGCCGACCCCGCACACGAAACTCGCACCCGCTGCAATGTTCTCTTTCAATTGACGATCACTCCGCGTCTGAGTAACCCCCGCTTGCCGTCGTTCTTGCGGACCTTGTAAGGCTCCGACTCGGGCGAACGAATGAACTTTTGCCACGCCGCGTGTTGTATCTGCGGGTCGAGCGAGCACACGTCGGGGTAGCGGAGCTGAATCACCCGCATGTCGTCGACGGGAATGGACAGCGCCACGTAGCCCCACTGCTCGCCCGGAAGCCCGCGCAACGTGCCTTCCTTGCGGAGCTGCGCGTTGCTTTCGAGCACCGCGCGCCGCTCAGCCTTGCCGCCGTTGTTCGGCAGCTCGCGCAAGACGCGCTCGTTGATACGGCGTTGTTGCTCGTCCATGTGAAGCGGGGCAGTTTCAGCACATGCCCCAGGTGCAGCAGCACGCGGGAAGCGTGCGAGTTCGTTAGGCCGTGACGGTGCCGCCCGGCAGAATGTCGCGGATGACGCCGTGGGCCTTCTCGTTGTACACCTTGAGCGTCCAATCGACCGTCACGTCGCGCTTGTCGCTCAGGCCCGTCTTGCCGAGTTGCTTGGTCTTGTAGCCGTCGAGGTACGCCATTGCGGCGCGCGCCGGGTCGACAAACAGCACGTCGACGACGTCCTGTTGGTGCGCCGCGGTCACGCCATCCTTGTGCGTCTGCATCAAGCGGTTGGGGACGATCGTCAACGTGGTGCCGAAGTCGGTCACGATCACGTTGTAGAAACCCTGCGCCGTCTGCTCGACCTTGCCGCCCGAGCCGTCGATGTTCGCCACCGGGTTCGCACGGATGCCGGCCGCACCGCTCGACTTCAGGAACTTGTTGATTTGCTGCACGAGCGTCGGCGTGGTCATCACCGCCGTGATGTTGCCGAACGAGTTGTAGACGTTGAGCACGACCGTGTCGACGTCGGCCCACGACAGCACGCGGGCAGCGCCCGGCGTCGGCGCGTCGACGTTCTTGGTGGACGTGTTGAAGCCGCCCGAGCTGCCGCCCACGGCGAGCTGATCGTTGGACGCGATCCACGCCGGGAAGCCGCCGGCCTTGCCGGCCGTCGAGCTGCCGTCGTCTTCGACCGACGCTTGGTTGCTCGTGACGTGCGCTTCGACGTCCTGCCGCACGCGCTGAATCGCGAGCATTTCTTGGTACGTCAGCTCGTCGCCGGTGCCGATCACGTCGGAATTCTGCGCGCGCTCCGAGACGATCGGCGTGCGGGCGTTGATCTGCGTGCGGTTGCCGACGCGGGCGCCGGTCGCCGTCTCGAACGTGGTCGGATCGCTGCCCGACACGCGCACGTTGCTCGTGCTCGGGTTGCCGAGTTCGTCTTGCACCCACGACGTGTAGTCGGCGTTGCACTCGTCCGTTCCGATCATGTCTTGGAACGGCGTCTGAACTTCGGACAGTTGAAAAATCTTCTGCAAGACGTCCTCGTTGACGAGGCCGCCCGCTGCGATTGCCTTCAAATCGGCATTGTCGATTGCATCACCCGGAAGGGACATGGTTTTCTACCTATGAATTGATGGCTGAGAGCAAGCGTTGCATCTGCTGCTCGACGCGACCGCGCGGCTTGGCCGGCACGGGTTTGCCCGAAGGCTGACCCGATTTCGACTTGCCTTGCGTCTTGGGCGTCCGCTCCGAGGCCAATTCCAACGCCGCTTTGAGCCGCCGCGTTTGCTTCGTGAAGTCGCGTAGCAACTTCATCGTGCGGTGGTCGTAGACGCTCGCGAGGTACGCTGCGCTGAGCCCGTACGAGCTAAGGTGCTCGACGATCTCGGTCAAGTCGGCCTCGCGCACCTTCTCGTCTTTCCACTCGGGGATCGTGTCGAGGGCGCGCGCCCGTTCCGCCTTCATGTGGTTCGCCTGTTTCTCACGGGCGGCCTTGAGCGTCTCGGGCTTGATAGCGTCTTTCGGCAGCGCCGAGAGCAGCACTTGCAACTCTTGTTCGGCGCGCAGGAAATCGGCCTCTTTGCGGCGCTTTTCCTCGTCGAACGCGAGCGAACGCACCGTAAAGTCTTCCCGTTCGGCAAAGTGATCCTTGAGCTTGCCGAGCGTCGTCGGTTCCTCACCGTCGCGCCCACTCGGGATCGCAATGTCGTACAGGTCCTTGACCTCGACGCCGAGCGTCTCCGCTAGGGTCTTGAGGTCCTTGGGTTTCGACTTTGCGGGCGGCTTCTTGTCGTCGCCTTCCGCGTGGCTCTCGCCGGTCTCTACCTTGGGTTGCGGCTTTCCGCCCTTGTCGAGCGAAAACGACTTCGCTAGCTCGCGAAGCGACGAGGGCGCCGCGCCCTCGTCCTTATTCGGGGTCCCCGTCTCCGGTGCGCCCGATGATTTCTGCTGTTCTTGCGTCGACATGCTCTCGCAACGTCTCCAACGCTTTCAGTTTGTGCCATGCCGCCTCGCGTCTCTCGACGCTGTCGGCGGCTTCCCATTCGGACACGAGGTCCGATCGTGCTTCGTCGAGCAGCTCACGCAGCAGCGGGTTTTTCCGCAGCGCCTTTGCCTGCTCTTTCCTTGTTAGGCTCACTCGTCGGTTCCTTCTTGGCCGTGAGCAGCGAAACGGTGGCGCTGCCCGCGATTTTCGCTTCCTCGACTTCGGCGCCTAGGACCGCGTTCCAATACTTGAACTGCCGGTCGGCGTCGCCGCTGTACTTTTCGAGGCCGACGCGCATTTGTTCGAGCTGCACGGCCTGCGTCATGAGTTGCTGTTGCATCTTCTTTTGCGCGGCCGCGGCGTTGGCCTTCGATTGGAGCGCCGCCTTGGCGCTGTCGCTCGTGGGGTCGACGAAGTAACGTTCCGGGTTCTTGATCCCGACGACCCGCGCCCAATCGAGCAGCAGCGAGTAGAAGCCTTCTAGGTCGACTAGAACCTCGTCCATCCCCTGCCCGGCCAAGTTGATTTGCGCCTGTAGCAACTGCCACAGCGCCGCGGCCTTCCGCGCGCGTTCGCCGGGCGACATGCCGACTTTGACGGTAATGCGCGTGCGCGGTTGCCACTGCGACGGCACGGGGCTGAACCACTTACCGTTGCGCTTGAGCGGCACGGGCGTATTGATGTTCGCGCGCAAGGTCGCGTGCGCGAGCAGGAACACCGAGCGAATGAGCGTTATGGCGATGTTCTTGGCCATCATGGCGCTGAGCTGCTCCATGACGCTGTACGCGCGGTCGAGCCCCTGTGAGCCCATGCGATCGCCGCCGATCTGCGCGTTACCGCTCGCGAGTTCGAGCGCAGCGCCGCCCATTTCTGTGCGCTCACCGGCCGTGTCGGCGAGCGCCGCGCTGATCGGCCCCGAAGTGTCGGGCACTTGGAACGGCATGACCGCGGCACGAATGTCGCCAACGTTCGCCTTGACGCGAATCCCGCCGTTCGGGCGACCGTCGCTCACGTCGTCGACGTTCACCTTGCCGTCGAGGTACGCAAGGCGCTGTTTGGTCACGGTGTTGATGTTGTCGGCGCGGGCGCGCTTGAGCGCCGTGCGCTCGTCTTGGTTCTGACGCAACTTGTCGTACAGGCTGATGCCCGTTAGGCGCTGCGGGTTGATGATGACCGCGCCCGCGCCATACGACACGATGTCGGCCGGCTCGTCGCTCAGCTCGACGTTGTCTTGGTAGCTGAAACAAATGCAGCGACGCTCGGCGATGCCGTCGCCGTCGCGATCGAGCAGCACGTACGTTTCGAACCACTCGATTTGATCTTGGCTCGGGTCAATGCTCGGTGTGCGGGGCGTCACGAGCCGGCGCACGTTGCGCGCACGGCTGTCGGATTTCATGTCCGGGTTGTACGGCTTGAGCTTTTCGACCTTCGCGGCCGGGAAGCCACGGCGCACTAGCTCGGAACGCGCCTCGACATGGCGCTCACCGCAAATCGGGATGTCTTGCAGCTCGAACGAGTCCCAATCCTTCGGGTAGAAGAAATTTGCCGGGTCGACACTCTCGCACCGGAACTTCTGCGCGGTCTTCGTGATGCGCAAGCGCAGCGTTTTCTTGTCCGGGTCGTACTTCTGCACGTCCAACTCGACGTTGGGCGGCGGCTGCACGAGCACCGAGAGTGCTTCGGGCTCGACGTTCTCGAAATCACGCGTGCGCGCGACCTTCGTCTCGTCGATCCAGCACTTTACGAACCCGTTGCGCAGCAGCAGCGCGTTTTTGATCGCCGCCGCGAGCTGCACGAGCCCGTTTTGCTCCTTCATGACGAAGTGCACGACGGTGTCGGATTCGAGCTGCGCTTGGTCTTCGTCTTCCGGGCCGAGCGAGTCGAATTCGATGATGTTGTCGTCGCTGAACGCGTCGAGAATTTGCGATAGGCACGCGTCGGTCATCGCGGACAGGTCGCCCGAGACGAGCTGCGAGCGGCCGGCGATCTCGTCGCCCCGCTTGCGCTGAAAATAGTAGTTGAGCGCAGAGACGCGGTCGGATGCGATCTCGTCTTGATCCCACCCGGCGCACCGCTGCAACTGCTGTTTCAGGTACTTGACTACATCGCGCGACTTCAAACGACGGCTCTATCCTGTTGTGCGTAGCTTGGCGCTTGGCCCCACTCAGTAAGGCTCAGTGCGCCGGTTTGCACGGCCGTCGCGTAGTACCGAAGCATGTCCGCGAAATGGGATTCCCACGAGTGCAGCGGGGTCGCAGCATAGACGCCGCGCTGTTTCTGCTGCATCGACTGCGATGTGCGGTAGCCCGCGAGCGCCTCGACGAGCCGTTGGTTATTGGGGTGGGGCTTGCCGTCGACGGTCGACCACGGGCGGGGCTCGTTGTCGATCCACATGGTAGGCAAGAGCGAGCGCACGGCCTCGATACCGATTTGCACCGGCCCCCGTTCGAGGATTTCGACCTCGCCGTACTTCTCCAACGCGGTGACAAGCAAGTCGCGCATGGTCCCGCTCGCGGCGTCGTGCGGCACGACGTGTTTCGCGACTTTCCACGGGAAGGCGATCGCACAATCCTGCAACGCGTCTTCAAACTTGGTGAACGTCCAAGAGCGCGAGCCGATGCAGTAGTGCGCGGCGCTGTTCTTCTGGAAGAAGCCGCACACCAACTCGTCGCTAGTGCCAAGGTCCCACGCTGCGAACACCGGGCGTTTCGGGTCGTAGTCGACGCGCGTGACCCGCTTTTGCGTGGTCATCAGGTGCACTTCTTTGCCGTAGTACGCGCCGGTGAAGACGGCCGACCAATCGCAATAGAACTCGCGCCGCACGTCGGCGTCGGTCAACCCGTCTTCGTTGCGCGCGGCTTCGATATCGGCTGACGTCATCAGCGGTTTGCCGTCAGCGTTCACCGTGTCGTCGACGGTGAGGTATTCGACGTGCCACACATCGGGGTTCGCGGCCGCGACGTTGTAGAGGTCCCAAAAGTGATTCTTGCCGTTCGGCGTGCTGATAAACGCCGCCCACCCGCCGTTCTCACGCAGGATCGGCGCAATGATCGACGTCCACGACTGCGGATCGGCGAACGCGTATTCGCTGAACACGACGCCGAGCGGATTGCCGCCGCGCAGCGCGTTGTAGTTGTCCGAGCCGATGCAGCGCCAGAACGACCCGTTAGAGAATTCAATCTCCATCGTGTGATCGCGCGTCGCGGCGCGGAGCTGCTCGGGGAACGCTTGGTCGATGTAGCGGCGGCCGTCGAGCTTGTCTTGCCCCTTCCAAATCGCCCCGCGGTTCGATTTCTCGGTCGGGAAAACGTGGTAGTAGAGCCCCACACGGCCGAGCGGCGCCGGCATGTTGGCCGCGATCGCTGCGAGGTTCAGCCCGATTTGGTCCTTGCCGGCACGGCGGTGCACGACGAGCAGGAACCGCTTTTTGCCAGCCCGGTACGCGTCGATGACGCGCTGTTGCCACGGGTGCGGCCGCCACGCGTGCGGCAGGCGTATGGCCCCGCCGGGGGCGCCGCGGCGTGACGGCTTAGGGTTGCTCGCCGCTGTCCGGGGCATCGTCCGCTAGCTCGACGGTCATGGGCTTACGGGTCGCGAGCGGGCGGCCCGCTTTCCCCGGCTCGAACCGCGGCCCCATCTTGGCGAAAATGTTGGTGTAGAACTTCTCGGGGTTCTTACGCGCCCAATTCGTCATCCCCTTAAGGCCACCTAAGCGGTTAAAAACCTCGTAGCAGATTTCGCGGACGTTGGACCGCTCTATCTCCACGTCCGGGTTCAGGTCGTCGGACGGTTCCGGCTTCTTGGGGCGACCGCCCTTACGCAACGGGCAGTTCTTAGCGTGGACGGCACGGGGTGTGCCAGCGCAGCGGGGGCAAGTAGCCGCGGCCGCCGCCTCGTCGATCTGCCGGGCAAGTTCTAAGGTGTAAGAATCGGCGCCGGTTTCGGGGGTTTCCATGCCGACTAAGGCTCAGCCGGCCGGAAACCGAACGCCGCCGGGCGCTACGGCCCGCTACCGGGGGTGTCTTAGGGCATAGAACGGACGCACCGCGACGGGG